GCGGCCGTGGAATTTTGGTTTGCTGTCGCGGCTGAGGCCTCGGCTGTGGCGGCCTGGGTCTTTGCAGCGTCCGCGACGTTTTCAGACTCCTGCGCGATATACAGAGCCTGAGTGAAGTTGTCGTTTAGATCCTTAGATCTAATAGCCGATCCTGCAAAGAATGCTGCCTTAGTGTCAGTAGAACTGGTAGCTCGAAAGATCCGAATAGCCACACCGCTTGCAGGGGCAGTGTTGAACTGGATCGTTGTAGCGTTGGCGTAAGAATATGCAGTTGTAGCCGTACCGTTTAGCGAAACGTAAACGTCGGTCTCGTCAATATAGGGGAATGTGAAGTTATAGAGGACGGTTGATCCGTCCCCCGTATAAGTGTTTTCAGTTGTCGCCATTTGCTTTAGTAGTCAATGATTTCTTCTAGCTGTTTTATCACAGCTTCGCCCTCGGTGTATCGGGCAGAGTTGACTAGATCTCGCTGACGTGTGGTGAGGTTGACCTTCATGGCAAAGGTCGGGTTTTCGCGAAGTATTCGTGCCTTAGCAATACGCTTAGCAGTAGAAAACTCGCGGATAATTGCTGTATGCCATGCCGGAGATGGATGAAGGCCTAGGTTTGACTCATTCCAAGCGTCATAGGATTTCTTCCATGACTCTTTATTCATCAAACGCTCTAGCTTTTTACCAAGACCAGAGTCAGCAATGTATTTGTTAAGCTGTTCGCGTTCACGAACAGTCAAATCAACACCTTTGAAGGTGTCGGAGAACGACAAAGAAACGTCCACACCAGCTTCTGCAAGCTTGCGAGCTACTTCATTGTCAGAATTAAAGACATCAAACGGGGTAAAGTTGTTGAGAACGTGGTTGACACCTGTGGGGCCGAGATCTTTACCGGTTAAAATGTCAACACGATTAGTTCCAAGAACATTACGGAGTCCTGGGAACGCATCAGCTAAGACACGTTTAACTTCATTATCAAAATCTTGCTTTCCAGGTGCCATCAACTGTGCAAGCTGACGGCGTGTACCGGCAAGAGGCAATATAAGAGTGTTAGCAGTACCCAATGCAAGGTTAGCCGCGACTCTAGGCCAACGCGGATCACTTGCGTTAATCATGTTGGAAGCATCCGCCAAACCTTTGAAGTAAGATTTATCTGTGACAGACGCAGCAAGTGTGTAAGCAAACTGGAAGAATCCACGGTCATACAGACTTTCATTGCCAGCTCGCGCAATCTGCGTCAAGTCAGCCGCCATCGAGAAAATCGTATTAAGTGGTTCGATGGTTTCGTAACTAACCCAGCCAAAAGGTGTCTTAATGCTGTTGGGTTGATTATTGCGGAGCCAAATCTGCCGTTTTTCGCGATCCATTGGACCGTTACCCGTTAAAAGACCGGCAGCAGCAAGCATAGTTGCCTTAGTTGCAACCAATAAACCAATAGCTTCACGGCCTTTATACAAAGCTTTGGCAGCCTCATCATTGCCCTGCATAACAGCACGATATTCATGAGCAAACTGTCCAAAAATAGGAATACGGTCAGAGCCAGGAATACGAGTCCATCCAGGAATATAGCTAGAAGTAGTAATTAGGACGTTTGTAGGTGTTTTAATAAACGGCAGGAACAACTTCATAGGTGGGTACTTTTCAGCCATATTCTGCAAGTCCTCACCAAGGAACTTCAAATCACGCTGGAAGGTAACGTCCTTAGTTACGTTGAGAAGTTCTTCATCCAGGATGTTTCCTTTGCCATCCATCTTAAGATCTACAAGCTTGGCGTAGCGATCGGTGTCAACTTTGAAGCCGTTGCCGACCTCAAATGAATGACGCATTGCTTCCTTCTTAAGCTCCATACGAGCCACGAGGGTACGCACCGCATCGTCCACAGCACCCAAGCCACGGGTAGGCATACGCGCCCATGGGTGGTTAAACATGTTGTACTGAAGCCTGACAACAGCCGCCGCAGCTTTTTCGCCGTCAGTCTTAGCTTGTGCAAGCATGTTATCTACCAGTGCAGACATATTTGTCTCACCAGCGTCATAACGGACAACCTGACTATCTACAGCAGTGTCATCCCATGACATCTTGGCAATCTTGAATGTTTCATCCAACATTTCGCCAAAGCCATGGAAGGCAGCCAGCATGATGCGAGCTTCCTCATGCCGTCCCTGCATTGTGAAGCCAATAGCTTGAGCAATAGGACGGAGTACAACGTTGACAGCGTTACCTGTGATGTTTCGGATCTGGGAAGTAGTAGTACCTAGATAACCGTTGTAGAGAGCAGACTTCAAACCATTAGCGCCTGCACGCTGCCACATCTCCCAAAAACGCAGGGACTTACCTGGATCACCTCCAGACAGGACAAGGGCATCTGCAAGTGTTTGGAATTCAGAGATAGCCTCTGGATCACCGTTACGCAGTTGCCCACGCATCTCTTCGATCTGCTCTTTTGCTTTCTGCAGTTTGAGGTCGTAATCACCTTCCATTGCTCTGCGAGCATTGAAGGGTAGGTTCTGACGTGATTGCAGAGATTGTCCAAACAGCTTGGATTGCTTGGCGTCCATTTCAGCCAAGATCTCCAGGCGGTCCAGCAACATCTCCTGTTGACGGAAAGCGTCACCACCAGCTTCATCAACCTGACGTGAAACACCAGCCAATTCTTTGATCTGGTTAGCCGTGTCAAGCATCAAGGCTCGAACAGCGACACCACCCTTCATCGTCATATACACAGGATTAGTGCCCTCTGCGTTTGCGATCTGACGACGCAAAGAATCAAAGTTAGTCACACCAACATCGTCGGTGTTGTCTGCGATGAATTCCTTGAGAACTTCGACAGACTCCAGTAGACGGGTGTTACCTGAATACTCAGCAGCATCAATCACAGCGTCAAGATCAACGCCTTGTGATGCAGCCTTAATCAGGTTGGCTAGTGCCTCAGTTGAGTTGCGAGATGCAAGGACAGCCTGATAGTCAGCGTCTGTCAGGTGCTTAGCCGCAGAACCTTCAGCAGGATTAGCTGCTGCGTCCATACGGATTTCAGAAGCCACAACATCGTTGATGTTGTCACTAGAGGTAGAGGCTGCACGTTCGTTAGGTTCGTACAGAGCATCATTGACACGCGAAACATTGTTGGCCTCAGCTTCAGCAACACGCTCACCAAATCCGGGACTTGCCGATTCCTCAGCCCTACGTTTAGCAGGACCCAAATCGTCTAAGTTGTTGACAGGCTCAAGCCACTTACCATTCTTACGGTCTACACGAACAACACCATATTGGAACTCACCAATAGGGACACCAAATCCAGCCCTCATATAAATACGAGCGCGTGTATTTAGCTCAGGCTCACTGTATGGCTCAAGAAAACCAATATCATTACGCGCAGTCTTTTCAGCAAAAACAATCTTTTGCTGATCAGTCATCTCATCGAACGCTTTTCTTAATTTATCAGTGCTGTCCGCAAACTCATTATCAGGATCAAAGAATTTTGCCTGATATGTATCCCAAGATTTATCTAAGTAATACTGACGGGCAGCAGGGCGCAAATCTACTCCAATTTCGTCAAGGTGATTTTCAATCCAGCGGTATTGATCAACCTCTGGCAGCCGGTCAAAATCACCATCAAATAACTCTCTGGCGATATTAGCCTGAGCTTCTAACTCATCAAATGATTTGCGAAGCTGCGCTTGACTAGCACCTGCAACAGAAAAATTATCAGAGGCTGGCATTTGCTTGATAATAGTGCCAGGCCGCATTGACGAAAACGCATTGTTATAAACCCTACGAATTCTATTAAGAGCAGCTACACCAATGTCTTCATCTAAAGGTACGTCCCAATCTGTAACGATAAAAGGATTGTCCTGAAGTACAGCATCATTTGGATCAGGATCCTGTTTGTAAAAGCTAATATCGGCAGCGTCTTCAGAGTCACCGTGAAGATAAACAGAGCGTGTTACAACACGTTTATTTTCTAATTCATGGCCAACAGGAATTTGATGCCTTAACTCATCAGCTTCGCGATCTAGCTGACCTACTAATTTTCGATCACCGGCAACAGAAGCTGCTTCACGTCTTGTTCTAATTTCAGACCATTGCTGTTCAATACCAGCAATATCTACTTCATCCCAATTACGAATTGCTGCTGACGGAGCCCGTTCTACAAGTTCTAGTGAGATGTCAGTAGCTTCTTCAATAGAAGCACCATCTGCTAAAGCTTTTCTACCAGCACGAATGGCTGTATAAAGCTCACCAATGCCATCTACAGCAAGACCAAACAGGCCACCTTCGGCCATGTTTTTAAGCTTGCGGATGTAGATGTTGTCGTCATCTTCATGGGCAAGAGCTGTGATGAAGGTGTCCCTGATAGCAGGGTTGGCATCTTCCATCCAGTTGGAAAGGTTGCCATCACCCTCATCCATGATGAAGTCAGCGATAGCACCGCGAATGGTTTCACCAGTAAGACGAGTAGCGACAGTAGATTTAGCTCCCAGACCAACAGTGCCCATACCCGGAATAAACCGGGCACCTTTCATAAGGCCAAGCATGGTGATGGCATTACGGGCAAAACCACCGATGGCAGTCTTGTTTTCAGCAATGCCTAGGTTGAACTCAGAGCGCTCATACTCATCAGAGAAAACGTTCTGAGTTTCATCCTCTTCAATAAACTGCTGCTTAATCAGATCGCCAGTCAGATCGGCAAAGTTGACAGCGTTTTCAGCAACGCCAGCAACACCGCCAATAACTGCGCGAGAGGCTTCAGAAACAACATCAGTTTGAGCATCCATTTGCTCCTGAAGTTGTTCGTTATACTCGCGTCCACGATTCTGATTTTCGACATAGGCACCAGTAAGGTTGGAACCTAAAACATTGTCAATACCTTGGGTGATAGCAGTAAGTGGTAGATCAGATGTGTTGTATCCAATACCTTTTGCTTTCTCTTGTAGATAGTCCTGGATTTGTTCTTGGCGTTCCTCTTCATCCTCACCCTCAGCCGCAGCCGGGAGAGCAAGCTCGCCATAATCCAACCGCTCTAGATTATCTAGCGGATTGATTTCTTCAGGTTCCATAATTTGTTATTAGGGTGTCCACACACCTGGAGCAACATTGTCATAAGCAGAGGCAATTTCCTGCATCTTTACTCGGCGTACCTGAGCTGCAGAGGCCTGAGGCCTGCGTAAGATGCGATTCATATCACGTGCCTGATTGATAAACTGTCGTTCTTGCTGTGTAGCATTGTCAGATGGTCCAATCCATTGATGAAGACCATTTCCGGCTGTTCTGAGAAGATGCAGAGCCATAGCATCCTGCAGTGCAGGGGTAAACTGTTGCTCTGGCTTAATGCCAAGTTGCTTGACAAGATTCGCAAAAGTAGAGCCAATAAATTGATAACGGCCAACTGCATGAAGTTTGCCGCGAGCAATCCAACTATCCATATCACTGCCATCTTCAGATTGAAGCGCCATGATTTCTCCCACCGTCATGCTGGTGAGCGCTTTGCCCTGATGTTGTGACATTTGCCTAAAGTCACCTGAGTAGCCAACAACAGTTCGACCACCGTCAGCACCGCCTTGGTTTACAGCGTTATATCCTCCAGCACCATCAGACTCATATTTACCGATAATGTCTAGGGCGCGACGTTCAATGGGATTACTAGCTTGACTAAATGACCGTGCAGAAGTTTCACTATCAAACACTGGTGTTTCTGGCTGTGGGCGTGGGCCTAATTTGAAGCCAGCAGCATTAGCCTGCATTTTGACAAGATCATCAACACGAACACCTAAAGCCAGTGCCTTGGCAACGACGGTAGGTGGATAAATGCCATCAGGCAAAAGATAAGCTTTAATTGCATCATCTCTTTCTTTAGTGGTAAAAATTTTGTCTGACTGATAATTGACGTTGTGATAACGTTTATAGGTAGAAAGCTGGACAGTGCTTAAATTATCCAGACGTACAGAGTCTTTAGCCGTATATGGATTGGTAAAAGGAGTAAGACCTTTGAAGCCGTTTTCAGCGTTACCAACCTGAAACTCTGTTATATCCGCAGAAGACAAGCCAGTCCTTCGATAACCCTTAATAATTCCAGTGTCATCATCAAAAGTTACATTTTTGACAAGCAATGGGACATTCTTAGCAAGCCAGTTTTCGCCCATCTGCAAAAACTCACTGGGGTCCATAGACCCACCGTTGGTTTCTAGGAGGGTGCGAAGATAATTGTCACGTCGCTTAAGAATATCGTCAACAATAGGGGCAATTTTTTGGTTGGTAAATTCAACATCTACACCTGCCAACTCCTCTTCAAGTGCGGTAGCAACAACAAAGTTGACATTACCATCAGCAGCCTTTTTGGCTTCTTTCCCGCCAAAGTGTTTAGCAAAATCTTCTGCGGTTGCAAAACCTAGAGCTTTAAGAGCTTTGAACTCAGTAGCATTGATCTTGTTTTCACGGAGCATTTGCTGAGCTTCCAATTCTGTGGGAAGATCTCCATTTGCCATTCGCTCCCGGAGCTGATGAAAGTTAATCGGGCTGTAGTTGTTAGGCGCATAAAGCTGCGTCAACAGCTCAGTACGGGCTTTGATACTGCCGCTATTAGCAAGCTGTTTAAGAGTGGTTTCGTACTTAAGATGTGCAGCTTCGATCTTTGTTTGATCTGTGCCAGCATCAATTAGATCGGCGGTGAATTGGTTGGTAGCTTGACCAACTTGTGCCGTAGCCGCATTCTCAAAACTGGTGTGGAGATTATGAATGCGACGATTTCTATCAATAATCGCGTCATCAATCAAGTTGTTGTAACGCTTGTCCTTAGCAAACGTAGGACCACCTTCAAACACTCGTTCATTACGGAGAGCCCGAAGCTGACCGTCAGTTGCATATTCGACAAATGCCTCAACAGCAGCTTTTGTAATCTTGGATTGATCACCGTCGTACTTACCTGAATAGGCAGCAGCGTGATAGAACTGAGCCCAGGCACCGGCTACATCGCCAGTGTTTGCAAGGTACTGTGCTGTCTTTTGGTATCCAGTTGTTTCTCTGTTATTTTCAAGAGCAGAAATAAACTTATTACCCTCAGATGCAAACAGTTGATTACGGGCAGCCTCTAGCTTCGGAACGTATTGCTGTACAGCAGCAACGTCATCGGCGTAGGCTTTGAGCCCGTATTGAGCGGTTACAGCTTGAGCAAGAGCGTTGACGACATACCTAAACTCCTGCAAATTCTTTGCTTCAAATGCCGAGATCTTGCGACCATCGGGCATAGTGATTTTGAAGTTTGGATCGTGGTATGCTCTTGTTAAATCAAAACCAATGCTGGCTGCAGCTTCCCCGACTTCGAGTTGATTAGTAAACCGCTGTGTAGTTAGATCTACACCCAACTCACCACGCAGTTGCTCCTGCGTAACGACATCACCTGGAGCTGCCTGTACAATAGAAAGCTCATCAGCTACTTCGGCTTGCAACTGCTGCTGCTCACGCTGAACGATAGCCTTGCCACCGTATTCAACCTGATAATCATTAGTAAATGCCCAGGCACCACTGTCTAGGATTTTTTGATTAGCTTCGCGTTCAGTTTCAAGGTCTGCATATACCTTGCCGAAGTCCAGTAGGCCTTGGATAACAGTACCTGCAAACTTAATACGAGCCTGTTGCATCTGGCCTTTAGCCTTAAGCTCAGACATCTGAAGGCCCATATTCAACTGTTCATTCAGTTGATTTTGTTCCAGAGTATTTTTCTCATACATCTGATCCATCGACAGCTCAGCCTGTTCTGCTGTCTGTTGGAGAGATAAGAGACCTTTCTGAGCTTGCTGCTCAGCGCCGAGAGCTAATGAGTCAGCTTGCTGCTCACGCTGGAGCTGCTTAGCCTTAGTAGAAATATCTAAGCTAAGAGCAGACTTTTTCTGTTGCTGCTCTTTCTTTTTGGAACTTGCTTGAAGTGGATTAAATTTACCTGACTTGGCAGAACCCTCATAAGAAACTTTAGGAGCTTCTGACTTATAGATCCGGCCACCGATATTCTGTTGAGTAGCCATAGGTTATACGTTAAAAGGTTCGTCTCGATAAGGGTCCACAAAGTTAGGAACGTCAGGCATATCAGGCATGTAAGGCGCAATAGGCGCAATTCCAACAGAATCAACAGCACGCTGATTAGCACTTTGTGCCTGAATGAATGCAGTCTCCATACCAAGAAATGCTTGGTCTTTCTTGCTATCAAGCAAAGCAGAAGCTTGAGCACGCTGGAATCCAGCTTGACGCTCAGCATCGTTTACAAGCAATCCAACAGACTGACCAGTGCGACCTGCAGAAAGGATTGCACCTTTACTGCCGATCATTTTGGCAAGGGCTGCTTGCTGTGCAAAGGCTTGCTTTTTCTTTGCTTCAGATAGCTTGCTTTGCTCTTGGACATACATACGGTTAGCAGCTTCATTGTTAAAGCGCTGCTGCTGTTCCGCTGATTCTTTGTCTTGCTGATATGCCTGCTTACGTTGTTCAAATTCTCTAGCAAGGTTTGCACGTTCTTGACGGACACGCTCATTCTGCTGTTGGTATTGGTTAGCAATCTGTGTATTAGCTTGCTGAATAGAAAGGTTATATTGATCTTGCTGTGTTTTCTGTTGAAGAATAAGTGTTTGCCGTTGTTGGTCTTGCTGCAACATCATGCTTTGGCGCTGCATTTCCTGCTGGCGCTGCGCTTGCTGCGCTTGCAGGTTCATTTGCTGCTGTGCTGCTGCAGCTTGCGCTTGCATAGACATTGCACCCATTGCTACAGAAGCAACAGTAGAAGCAATAGCAATGTTGGCTGTAAGGGCGGCACCTGCAGAGATGCCAGCGCCTGCGGCTACTACGCACATAGTTTTACAATCTCATAATAAGGAAGTGCATCAGGTCCAGTCGGAACTGTACGCAAGGCGCGGAAACCTAGATGCTTAAGTAATTTGTGGTGGACATCATTTCTGGCATCAGCCAGATTCCATAAAAGCTTGTAATCAGATTCGACCTCCCTGAGCCAAGCTTTAGCTCCACGCACAAAGGTATGCGGTTTGGATGTAATCAGTGGAGTGCATAGCATCCAGATCTGACCTTCTGTGGGGCTTAATCGCACGACGCCAGCAATGCCTGCTGGACTGCCGTCAGTGTCATGAAAGAACGTAGCGTGTTCACTAATGAGCACCCCAAAAGGAACATGAAGGGGGGACGAGCCTGTACCCCTCAGTTCCTCTAGGTCTTCCTTGCGTAGATTGTTAAGCACCAACAAACCATCTTTATATGTGGCAGTGCGGTGATACTTAGACATTACATCAGGCGAACGCCTCGGTTGTTGTAGTGACCTTCCCAGCGGTAACTGGTGATAGATGCGGGAAGTGGATCAGATGCTGTGATAGTCAACGTGGAATAGTCACCACGGCTATACACAGGAATCTGTTGTGTGCTGATCTCATCGATAGCAGCAGCGTTAGCTGAGTAGATGTCAGCAATAGTGGTATCGAGATCGACTGTCTTAAGGTCGTAACCCCGTCGTTCAATATCTACGGAGTACCGGCCGGAGTAATACAGGTCGATATAGACATTCTCAATCATCGGGATATTAAGTCGGTCAGCACGCTTTTCTTCTTTGACAAAGAAAGAAGGCAGCTTGACCTTCATGTCATAGTCCAAGCCAAGGATGAAATCTTGATCTGCTAGATCTGTATCGATGGTGATAAAAAATCCAGTAGCATCAGATTCAATAGCAGGGCTACGGTAAAGAGTGCTGTTACCGTCAAGGGTAAGGATTACTGTTGGCTGCATACCAGTAACGAAGGAACCGGCAGGGAAGCGGATAATCTTTTTGCCAGCAATAGATGAGGCAGCAACAGTTGTCTGCGTCTTAAGAAGACTGTGATCCAGGCGTGGAGCAAACTTGCTACCGAATGCCGTGATTGGAGATGTGCGTGGATCGTCCAGCATTTCCATTTTTAGTAGGACATGAGACGTGCCATTGCGGCAAACAAAGTATCCGGTGTCATGGTCATAGCCCACCATCTCAACAGGGCTAGGCATGATCCATTTAGACCATCCAGCGAGGCTACGCTCATTGCCTGTATTGAAGAACTTAAAAGTCCAGAGGGTTTTAGATCCATCACCAAAGATGCACAGGCTGTTGTTGGGGCTAGACGCTGCAAGCGTTAGGCCGGGTGGGATGTACTCAGGGACAATGCGGGTGTTTTCACTAACCACAGGACGGTTGTCCACAGAGTCCACAGCCATCTCATAGACCTTGGTGAAGGTGTCAGCCTCAGTGCTGAACAAGATGGACACACCCGTTTCAAGGGGTGCAATGTCACTGCTGTAGCTGTACTGGGATAGCTCTTTGATGGTGACAGTGGAGGGACCAAAGGCTGTCTCGGAAGTGGACAGCAGGAACTGGCTGTTTTCGGCAAACAGCAGCAGGCCTTTAGGCGTTCCTAGGGCAGCCTTCAATGATGCTGGCTTAGTGCTGCTAGCTGCCATATCAATAGGGTCAGCATCACTAACAGCAATGGCAGAACCCACAAAGAAATTAAAGAAATCGCCAGGTTGACTAAGAACGATAGAATCACTAGACAAGAAACCCAGCCTGTTCATATAGAACACCATGCTCTTAATAGGCTGTCCTACAAACGATGGATCAGGGTTGCTGTTTGTGTCACCCACTTCGCGGGGTGCCCAGCTCAGCTCATCGCTATATGTAGACGACAACTGACGCACAGTGAAATCACCATTTGATTCACGGATCAATGCGTGTGGCATTGTTGCCGGGTTTAGATCAGTGGCGATGCCAGGCTTGTGCGTCTCCTCCCAAGAACCTTGTCCAGGAATCTCACCTGAGGCAGGTACAAACTTCACATAGTAATCATCTGCGTCTGATTCAGATGAGTTACGGACAAGCAAGTTGACGCCTTTAACGCATTGGTTAGGCAGCAGGCTTACATCATTGACAGAGCCCTTGATGCCATACAAAGCATTGTTAGTTGTACCACCCTTGGTTTGGATATTAAAATCTCTACCATCAGTTCTACGAACGACAATGACGTTACCAACAGGAGTAGCTACATAACCAGACAAAGCCTGGATAGAACTTGTAAGAGATGAAACAATCAGGTTGACATCTAGTGTTCCTGATGTGGCATTAGCTGGAGTTGTGTAAGTGGCACTAGCCTCTGACGCATAGCTGTAGCCAAAGGTTTCATCCTCAACCGTAACTGTGTAGGCTTGGCCTTGGACAGTAACGCTTACAGAATCACCTCTACGCCATCCCGTACCACCATTGGTAAGAGTTACGCGAGAGGCGTAAACACTTTTATAGGAAAAGCTATTAGTTGATTGAGCCTGCTGAACAGTAGACACACGAAAACTCAAGCCAAACGTTGTACCTGCTGGCTTGATATTCCCATTAGCAACTGTCAGATCAGAGCTGTTAGTACCACCTTCACTTAGGATTACACCCTCTGACCACTCGCCAGTATTATTAGTAGTGTAGTTATGGATAACTGCAACTGGATCACTATAACGATTAAGAGTTTCGCCCTCTTTTTCGGCTGGATCCTTTTCTACTCTTACTTCAATTCGCAAAACAATAGTACCAGCCGAAGTAGTTATAGGCTGTGTATTATGGTATAAATAACTTCCTCGGGCACGATCATTTGCATTTCCGAAGTAGTGTGTACCCCAGTTTTGTGCGCCTGGATAATCAAAGTCATCAACATGTCCCCGCCATTCAACAGCAGTAGGGAAGAACGCGCCAGGAACTTCTGTAGTAACTAGCGTAGGGCTGCAGGTAGTTGTGACTGTAAAACCTAAACCAGTCTTAGATCCAGAGGTTTCGATAAAAGACTGAGAACCTGCTTTAGCACAGTTACCATTGGCAGTGTCTTCAAAAGAACCTGGGCTTACTGAAAGCTTGCTAGCTCTATAAACCTTTTGCTGCTGTGTCTGTTGACCATCCTTAAGAAAGTCAACTGTGTACTGGGTATTGTATGCAACTTGGTTGACAACAATCAAAGCCTCTGGATCTGCCTCATCGTCTGATGCAGAGTCCATAGTCACATTCTTCTCAGTGTTACAGAGAAGCGTGTAGTCGTTAATGGTCAGTTGCTGGATATTTCTGGGATCAGAAACCTTCAGGTATTCACCTGCAGAAGAGGCGATGTTGACGGTCTGCTCAGCTCCAGTGTCGGCGTCCCAGACACGGATGCTGGTAGTACCACTGCTGGTATAAATCGCAGAGACATACCTCTCAGTCCCGTTACGGAAGATGTTGAACCACTTAGCCCCCTCAGGGACGTTGGTAGCCAGCTCTCCTACAAACTGCGTAGGCGGACGCTTACGGCAGCCAAAGGTGGGATCGAGAAGTACGTTCTCTGCCTCTTTTACCTGGCCGGGAAGCTTGAGCGGATCAGGCTGCTGACTTACACCTCCCAACAGGTTCGGGACAATTTGAGAGATAGCGGCCATAACTACGGACGGAGGAGAACGTTAATAGGTCGGTGTGCGGATTTCTGATAGGTGTCATCGCCATCGCCGTCAGCGAAGATTGTGTAGTTACCCTGCTGCGTGTCGTACTCCAGAAGAGTTGCACGAGCGATGGTCTCTTCGCGTTGGCCGAAGCTCACAGCTTCCTGGGATCCAACGGAGCGGCCGGCAAAGACGTTTGCTGCACGAATGGTGATGTAGTTCTTAAATGCTTCGGGCAGATCCTCGAAGTCAAAAAGCCATTGGACATCGAGCTTCTGCTGTCCATCAAATGTGTAGGTATGCTTAACACGGTCGTACAGCTTGCCGTTGCGGATCACGGTTTGCGTGCCGTCACCAGGCTTCGTGTCGAGCTGCAGCACGTTGTCAGGAATAACAATCTCTTTGCTGCTGTCAGGAGTAAACGGATACCCACGCTCCGTGTTGTACTCCCAGCCCTCAGCTAGGACTGCAATAGTAATCTCATCTAGGATTTGTTCAGCCATCTCCACCAACGGATTGCCTGACTCCAGGTTGGTGACAGGAGCTTGTCCGATGTTAGAAATGATAGTGTTGACGGCTTGTAGTTTAGTCGCCTTTTTAATTGCCATTTATTTACTTAGGGAATGGGAAGCCCAAAGGCCCGAAGGCCTAAGGGTGGGTACTAATTAAGCAGCTTGAAGGGAGCCAGCAACAGAAGTACGGAGGGAATCACAGCCCATGGCCAATTTCCCGACCAGCAGGGAACCTTGGTACTGAACCTCAAAATCTCCACTGGTTGTTTGAATAGTAGGAGCCACGGAGGTGAGAACGCCAGCGGCTTCACGGTGGAAGATAAGACCAGCCAGATTGCTGTTGTTAACTGCGTAGTCGTTGTTTTCGCCAGTCACAGCAGCGTTGTCAGTTGCGGTCTTGCCGTACTGATTAGCCAGAACGTTGGACTTCAGAATTCGGATTCCGGCAATCTGGTAAATGCCGTCGCCCGTTGCAAGCGAACCGCCGGTAGCGCCGAGGTCGCGACTCAAAATGTTGGTGTCAACTGAGGAGATCAGTTTGTAATACTGAGTCGGCGAAAGAACGCATACGCGGCCGTCCTGGGGAGCATTGCGGGTGTCAAGAGTTGCAGCCGCAGTGAACAGACCATCAACGATAGCTTGTGCGTTGTTGGTGTTACCGGAGCCGATGTTTACTTGGAAACCACCAGGCTCGCCAGTCACCACAGAAGCTTCGGTGGCAGCTTTACAAAGGACGCGACAAATGCGGTCGTCCATGTGCAGGGCCAGGGCCTCGCCGATTTG